TACCCAAACGCCCTTTACATATTCTCCATGACCACTTTGATGATCAGTGAGATATTCTTTTCTAACCCATACCTCATAAGAAGGTAAGTTACAAATCAATGCTGGCATATACAATGAAATAATATTGGGGTAGATTCCTATAGCCGCTTATCCTGAACCTACCAAAGGGGATAACCGCAGCCAGTATTTCTCTGACTCTTATATTATACCACAGATTTTTCTTTCTGCTTCTTATCTTTAGGAACTCGTTTGAGATCACTAATAGCATTCTTTATAATGCTGAAAGGACTAGTTAATTTCATGATCTTTACCCCCTAAGTAAGTTTTACGAGCATGATGTTCTGGTACAATTTTATTTAATTGTATGGTGAGGAGTCCATCTGTAAACTTGACGGATCCAACCTTCGTATCGTCTGAGACCTCCCAAACTCGTTTGAAGGAACGTTGGGCCAATCCTTTGTGGATAAACGTTCCATCAACTTCCGATTCTTCTTTTCTGCCTTCCACAAATAGTTTTCCAAACTCCGTGAAGACTTGTAACTGATCTTCCTTAAACCCTGCAAGTGCGATCTCCAGTGTTGACTCATGATTATTCAATTGAATTAAATTATATGGTGGATAATTTGATTGTGGAAAGTCTGAATTAAAAAAACGATCCAGATAGTCATCCATCCCTATACCATTCTTAGCAATCTTCTCCATTAGTTCTGGAAGATTTTCAGCGTGGTAGCGTTGTAATGCGTTCATGGTTCTCCTTATTAAGCGAGTGTGAATTGTGTACCCCGAAGGCGTACACTACTATTTAACCATAAAGCATTAAAAAAGGGGGATGTTGTATCCCCTACCTATTTATTCGGTTTCACTCAAATAGATGATGCTTTGATGTTCCAGCATTATCATTAGATATGTTTCCTATACCTGTCTCTTCGGTTTCCTGTAATTCATAACTCCAATCTTCTATGACTGTATTAGAAAGCATTCTATCAGAAAGAAGCTCCATTTCTTTTCTTGCTATCTCTTCAGTCTCAGCATCAAACCAAAAATCAATTGCCTTACCAATCCTCAACAAATGTGGTTTGAGATTAGGAGCAACTAAATGTGTATTTTTCATCACCGCATTACCAGCAGCATCAGATACAGATCCTCTCAATCTAACGAAAACTAGTGCTTTGAATCTCATTTTAGTTTACCTTTCATAATCAATAAGAACATTACCAGACATGGTAGTACCTATATTACCACTATTAACATGATGCATCAAGTATGATGGAAATATTATGATGCTTCCTGGTTCTAAATTGGGTTTATAATCCAATTCAAAATTGGGTACAAAACTTCCCATATGATTTTGGATCATTCCCATTGAAGGATTTAAAAAAGAAGTTTTAGAATATACATCAACATAAATTATAAAACTCCATTGGGCATGTGGATGTATATGAACATCCTGATAATCATACTCCAAATACTTATTAACCCAAGGACCATCAAATTTTAACTTTGATCCCAATAATCCAAAAGGACCTAAATTATCAACAACAATTTCATAAAGATATTGATAGGTTGATTCAGGAACATCTAATGAACTTTGAAGTGTTGTCGCAATAGAAGAATCCCAAGTAGGTTTAAAATCATTATCAGTATAAGGTACAATGAGTTTTTCTAAATCTACTTTATCCTCAAATATAGGAATTGAAAATATATCCTTTTTCATAATACTTTAAAAAACTCCCCCACCTGGACTCGAACCAGGGACAGGGTGATTAACAGTCACCTGCTCTACCAACTGAGCTACAGAGGATTGTTGTGTGGGAGGTTGGGTTTCTGTATTACCAACAAAGAACGGGCATTACTACAGTAGTAAATTTTACGTCCTTGCCTGAGACCCGACTGGTAAGTCGATTCTGGAGACTCTCTCCAGCAGCACCACCTGTGTCTCGTCACCTTAACCAGCTATATGCCAGAAAGTTTATTCAGTCACTCCCCGTTGAACCCGTCGATTCAACAAACATAGTATAGCATAAAAAAAGAGGGTGTCAACCCCTTACATATGTAAGTCCCTTTTTACTACCAAAAGGAATTTTTGGATATGTATTAAAAGATAAACTAACTCTCACTGAGTCTGACTGATTTTGAGGGACACTGTGTATTGTAGTACTAGAGAATACTAATAATTGACCAGGTACAGAGGGATACTTAAAACTGGCAGCAAGAGATGAATAATACTTAGCATATGGATTGTCTGGATGAATTAATATAGAAAAATTACTTTTATGCAGTTCCGACTTAAATGCTATAGGAGCACCTCCTTCCTGATCCGAAGATAGATAAAAAACTCCACTTAAAAAACTATTTCCATGATAATGTTCTGGATGATGTTGTCCTGGTTTATTTACATTTATCCAAGACTGTTGTATTTCTATTTCATCACTAATACCTAATACATCAGAAATGTATTCCTGAACAGATTCTAAACAAAATTTTCTTAAATCAATTAAATTTTCATCATCTAAAATATAATCATTATCTGATTTTATATTACCTGTACTCTCATGATATTCTAGAGTAGAAATATATTCTAAAAGTTTATCCATATCACCACCATATTCAAATACCATTAAAGGTGGTACTTGAAACATAGTAATAGTGTCTTTATTTTTCATTTAATGTAATTCAATTTATCAAAATTAAAATAAACTGCCATTTTTTCTTTTGGCATAGGAAATGGTTTAGTCCCAATAGTAACAGATATTTTTAAAGCTGTCAATAAATTCCATCTACCAATATCAAATGTAATATCAGGTAAAACATATTTCCATATCCTATAAATCTCTTCTACATCATCCATATCATCAAAATGTATAGATTCATAATTTGATACTATACTATTAAAATTTATTAAATCTTGCTCCCATCTATCAAACTTCATAGATACCAATTCTCTAGGTGCTCCTGATTGATTACACATAGAAATTTCACAGTCTTCTCTATCACGTTCTAAAAGAACATAAGTTGCATTGGGAAATAATTTATAAAGTGAGTTTATATAATGAAGTAATTCTGGATCTTCAAATCCAATATACTCCTCCGACCTCTCTTCTATTCTATCAACTAATTCTTCCCAACTATTAATATATCGAGTTTCCTCGTTATAACAAAAACTATCCTTATAAGTAAAAAGATTAGAGAACCAAGTACTTCTACACCTAGCAGTGCTTAATACAAAGAAAATCTTTTTATTTATTTTTTTAATACGTTCTTTAAGTTGCTCTGTGATTAATGGATAACTTTGCTGACAAAGTTCATTAACATCCATCACTCTTCAACTTTCTTTTTCTTAGAACCAATATTATACTTTGTTTCTAAAATCCAATCTCCCTTATCTTTATATGATAAAACCTTTATTTGATTAAGTGGAGCAATGTCCTGTATATTATCAGCATTTACAATAGAGACTAACCCCCAGTCAGCCAGAAGCTGAGCAATACGATTCCTACGCTGTACATCATTGGAAGTGAGATTTGCGTGTTTGCCATCAAGGGCAAATAATTCTTTAAAATGGACAAGGAAATACCTCCCCTGCTTATGCAGTATATGACATGATTGATATATTTTCTTTTCTTTTCTGGATGCTACTCCAATTCTTGTAAGTGTTTCTCTTACCTTTAGGAAGTCATCTGGCTCATTCAGAGTCACTTCTACCATTTGATCTTGCGACCAATTCACTTCAGGTTCTTTAACCACACTCATTGCTTTCCTCCAATTTCAAATTTAGATCTTATAAAATTAAGTTGTTCTTTAGTTAGGATTTTCAATGCTTGTTGTGCCTTTTCATTACTATAACCATAGTAACGTTTTACATAATCAAGATCTTTAATCTTATCTTTCCTGAGCCAAGGAGAGAATCTCTTCTTAGATCGTAAACTATTTAGATAAAAATCATATTGAATCTTCTTATCAAGAAACGAATACTTATTCATTTCATTCGCAAACATCACAGAATCAAGATGTCCAGAATAAATGCGATTAATTATATAAGGAGCATACTCCTTTTCTATGGATGGATCTTCATCAATCAAATTCTTTTTTGTTTGATTGATCGAATTTAACCAGTCTTTTAATTCCAATGTCTTATGACCCCTGCAATAATAAAACAGTTAGTGATGAGATAAGATACGAAAATAATAGAACGTACCAGAACAACGTAGTTGTCGTATCGTTTAGTCTTTTCATCAGAGAAACTACCCAACGCATATTTCCATATTCTCCATAGTTTTTTCATTTAGGTAATTTTCGATTGAAGTTCCAGTAATCAAACTTCTGCCACATATAGTATACACCAATTAGAGTTCTTTTGACAAACTCTTCAAAGAATATTATTGGTATGATAACCAATTCAAACGTAGTCATTTTCTAAGTTGTTTAATCTTATCTTTCCAATATTCTCTATCATCTTCAGTAATCCAAGGAGAGTGAACCATTGTTTGAGCGTGTTCCAACCACTTCTCATCATCCCAATCTTTCTTTGGAGTTTTAGGACCAATATAATCCTTAAGACTCATCCCAAGTCCTTCAGAGAAATAATAATGCGATTGTTTTCATAATCAGCAGAGAAGTCAAGTGGAGCATCATTAGGCCACATTAGTTCTTCATATAAAGCGTTAAGGCGATCCATATCTTCATACAGATCATTTATATGGTAATGTTCCTCATCCATTAGTAGATACCTCTGGTAATTCGTAATTAAACAATAGTAACTCTTTTCTTTCTTGTTGCTCTCTCATATATTCTCCAACTGAACGCATTGTGTAAGTTAATTTAAACTCACTAGCACTCCAGTTTTTAAATCTATCCTTGACCAACTGATCAGAGTTGTAACTAATTAGCATATTAATGTTGTTATGCTCGTCACAATCAGCAGCAAATTTGTCGTGATCGAAACATTTATGCATTGCTCCCTTCTTTCCGTAAAGGTTATCCTTGATATCATAAGGAGGATCCATGTACATAAAAAGACCATCATGAATATCTGTTCGGAAACAATATTCATAAGAATATGAATTAATATGCCAATGTGAGATGATCTCAGAATACTCTGGTAACTTCTCAATACCTCTCATAGAGAAGTTAGAATCACTTGCTTGTGCTGAGAATGAAGAACTCTCAGTAAGACCAGAGAAACTACACTTGTTTACAACATAAAAAGCAACTGCTCTTTCTAAATCAGTATGATTACTATCATTAATAACATCTTTCATCTCTGCGAATAGACATCTAGCAGAGTCTTGATTACAATTAGTAATCTTTAAACCTTTTAACTCTTTAGTTAATTCATCACCAAAAGTTTGAAGATTGACCCAAAAATTTATTAATGGTTCATAAAGATCATTAACTACAATCTTTAAATGTGGATACAGTTTACTAACATGTATCGCAACACTTCCACCACCTAGAAAGGGTTCACGAAATTCTACATACTCTCTAAGATCTGGAAAAAACTGTCCCATCTTAGTACAGGCACGAGACTTACCACCTGGATATCTAAGTGGAGTTTTTAGTCCTTTTTTGCTCATAATTTAGATGTAATTGTATAGCAGGAGAAGGTGCTTTATAATCTGCACCATGTAAAGCACAATACTCACTAAAGGTAATCTTCATTTCCTTATGAGTTAGATTACAATGTTTTGCTGCTTTTGGCAAGTTCCATTTAGCAGAAAACAACATTTCCATTGCTTCTCTAGTTTCTGTTCTCATTAATAAAACTTTTCATAGTCATCATAAACCTGCATTTCAACAGTATCAAAAATCCTGTTTAACGAATTGGCAAATCCTCTATATCCAGTTCCAACATATACTTGTCCTGCAACTACAGAAAATGTTGCTATGCCCCAGAACAGATAATAAAATC